TCACGACGATATGACTTTACCCATAGCATCTCTCCAGTTGGCACCATTCCACCACACGGGCATGCCTATACCTACATGGTAAGCCTGGCATCCGACGCTAGGGTTTGTTGGTAGTCCAGAAAAATTGACTGCATTCACAATGGGAATGGCTGTCACGTCAGATGCGCCGAGGTATGCGCCAGCAGCCTTAATAATGTACCCCGAAACTCCATGCCTCTGTGGGTCATTTTCAAGAAAAAGATCTCCTCGATTGGGAGCGCCGCTGAAATTGAAATCACGCTCGCCGTTCATACCACCAGCTACGGGGGTTCCATATGAATCAATATTGATGCGTTTTAATACCGATTTTCCATGAGAAGAAAGGTCAGGCGATATCAATCCGGATGTTGACATTGATCCGATATACCCTGAACTGGCAAACCCGATATTCCTATACGAGATTTCGTTACCCAGCGCCCATCCTATCCGGATATTTAATCCTGATTCCGGTGAGGGGGAGAAATTATAGTTAGATGAAATGTTTCCGATGCTCAATTGAGAGTCCACACTCCCGCCGCGGTACATTACTCCTGGGGTAATCTCTCCGCCACTGATTGATGAGAGATTTATATTACACACCGTTACATTTGAACTGTTCAGATTAAATAAATCGCATGCACTGTTCGCAGCAGATGATATCGATGATGTTATTGTTGATATCTCAACTCTAGACCTATCAACGTCAATTACCAAGCCAGATGCGGGATAAAATAAATTTTCACAACCCAGTGAGCCAACATGTCCCTCGTATAGATGGAATTGATACCTGATGCCAGTGCAATCATCTGCTGCAAGTGCGCCGATAGATGAATAATCCCCACTTAATCGATAAGCGACGTTCGTAGAGCCAAATACGAAAATTCTATCAAATCTGTTCGTGGTTCCGCGAGATTTCATTATAAAACCGTCGCGTGTAGATGAAAAAAGACAATTTGTTACAGAATTAATCCAAAAGTTTTCATGAACAACAATACCGTCCATTCCCTCTGTTTTAATATCATTGAGAGTAACGGTACTGGTCGGGCGAATAAATTCTATTGCTGTTCCATTATTTCCTGAAAAAATAGACAAGCATTCAATTGTTAGATTATAACAAGACTTTTCAGCACCAGAATCTGAATAAATACTGTCAACTGTAAACACAGTGGAACTATCAGAGGTAGATTTTATTTTAACACCATTTCTAGACTCTCCACGAATATATTGCCCACCCTTGCTGTAATGATTATCAAGCCGAATAGTCAAGGGATTAACGAGATACTCACCAGATGGGATAAATAATTTTTTATTATTATCAAAACAATAATCAATAGCGTATTGAAATCCTCCTGAAACTGTAGAGCCTGTATTGTCTATATTGGGGAAATCAAGCAATGACAACTCGTCATCTAATTTTTCTTTTACCTTCCTAATTGCGCCATCTGGTAGTGATTTATGTGAAATTAACTCACTGCCGCCTGGTTGTGACAACTCCTGTCGCAACTGATCCGGGTCATACTTCAGCACGTTCGGGAAATAGAATTGCTGGACGTTGTAGGCGTCGTAAATCGCCATAGAGTGGCCCTGAACGGTCACAAACTTGGCAATCTGCCCGTTGTAAACAGGGAAACCAGCGGAGTTAATCACGATAGGCTGAGCAACAGGAACGTGGCTACCGTCCTCGTTTTCGAGATAGACTTGAATCTGATTGCTGGGAATGGTCGGGTCGGAATCAATTTCTCCAATGTAAATCTTACCGTTGGCGTTAGCCTTGAAAGCGCGGGCCAGCGTGAAGTTTTGAGAGGGCATGCTGATTACAACATTGGGCGTTATTGCCATTGGTATTTCTCCGGGCGTGAGTAGTCCCCACAGAGCTTGTCTGCGGTAATAAAAAACCCGCCGAAGCGGGTTAGATTGGTTGGTTTGTTGGGTTAATGCTTAGTAGTGAGTGTCTCTAAGTGGAATTCGTCGATCTTCTCCAGTAGCAACATCCCTTCCCTTTCCTTACTTTCGATTTGCAAAAGCTCGCTGTTCATCTTGTCCACCAACGGCTGAATGTCTGCATTGCGCCGGAGAACTTTGCTGATAACGCTTTTCTCAAACTCGAACATGATTTTATTCACTGCTGAGGTAATCCTGAGAATGCGTGTGCATTCTTCTTTTAATGCGGGCAAATCTTCAACCGAGAACCGTTGTGGCGATGGCGTGCCGGTTGCAGAGCGCAATGAGCGCCAGACACCGTAATTCCACGACTCGCTGAACTTCATGTTGTGCGTCATCATCCAGACAAGGTTCTTGATGTTCTCCATGTCCTTGTTGCTGATTGGCTCACCTTTCTGATGCTGGTAGCTTCCTTTCTTGCGGATAGAGGGGAGAACATCGTTAAACACCCAATCCTGAAACTGACGCGCTTCCGGTTTGTTGCTGCGGAAAATGACGCGGTAAAGGTTGGGTTCGTTGACGTAAACAAGTTGTTGCTTGCCGCCTTTTGTAGGGGTGTGGCAATTTGCCAACCCCTTATCATCAAGTTCCCGAATCAGTCTTGAAGTGCGATCGACCGTTAACACGTCACACACATCTTTCAGGCAGAACCACGGCTCACCGCCGATCACCTGGATGCGTACCTCATGAGATTCCTGAAAGTTGAACGCTACAGGCGTGCTGTTATTTGCTGCTGAAATTGCTATACTTGTCATGTTAGTTTTCCTGCAAGGTTACTGACAAACCGAAGCCCTGACTGTTGATGCAGTTGGGGCTTCACCTTTTAATGGTTTTCTCATTCACTGCTCCATCCTGATAAAGACCTGCCGTTGATCCGTCCTTACCCTTGTTGAAGTAAATTTTTCCAGATTGTGCAGATTTGAAGATTTCACCAGTAGCCCATAAAACGCAATCTTGGCAAATCCGCTCCCCATGCTTTCCAATAATCGTTACTTTCGTGCCTGACTCATCGCATGAGTCAACGTCACAGAAATCACATCTCATACCGTCACCCCTTCTCGCTTAAGGCTGTCCATCACTCGGCGGTAAATCTCAGTGTTTGCCGAACGCCCGTTTTCCTCTGCTACCTTGCGTATCAAATCCAAATCCTTCTGAGGCCACCGCAGGTTAAATTGCGGTAATTTTCTTGCGCCTTGCATACTACCTCCACTAAAAGGAACCACGGTGGTTCAATTGAGAATGTACTATCACCGTTATAGACTGTCAATAAAAAATACGGTGATAAAATGTCCAGAGAAGATCCGCAGTTTAAACTAAGGCTTCCTCCTGACTTAAAAGCAAAAGTGACTCAGCGTGCTAAGATGAACGGACGTTCTCTCAATGCTGAATTGGTGCAAATTGTGCAGGATGCAGTAGCCAAACCGTCGCCCGTATCCGGCTACCGTGATGAAGCCGAAAGGTTGGCAGATCAGCAGGCCGAGCAATTCAAGAAGGTTGTGTTTGAATCTCTTAAAACTATGTATGGGAAGGATAATAAATAATGCTACACACAGTTCATTTTTTATGCCCAGTGAATACAGCTACCGTTAGTCAGCTTCAAAACGTTTGCCTAAGCTCCATTAATCAGGGATCCACAGAGATAAACCTACATATCTCCAGTCAGGGTGGTGAAACTGCCGCGGGATTTACAGCTTATAACTTTCTTAAGTCACTTCCAGTAACGCTGCGAACTCATAACATCAGTAACATTGAGTCTATTGCAAACGTAATATTTCTTGCTGGATCAGAGCGTTTCGCTAATCCAATATCTCGATTTGTTCTTCACCCTTTATTGTGGGGATTTGGAAGCCCGAGCGCCGACCATGCCAGGCTGAGAGAGTATGGGAAATGCCTCGATAACGATCTTGATCGCTTCGTTCAGATTTTCAATATCGAGGTCGGGACGGGTAGCGAATGGTCTTCCTTGGTAGCAGACTCTACCATTTTGGACGCTGACAAGGCTCTTGAGCATGGGATAATTAATGCCAAGAATACCGCCAAGCTCGCTTCCGGTGGCGTTAACTGGTGGGTTGTTTGATTCATAGTTCATGATGTTTTCCTCATGCTACCCTGACTAAGGAGGTTGGGATGAATTCATGCATAGATTCCTATCAACCTAGCTAGGTTAAATATATCTTCTGATGATTTTATTAAGCAGTGCCAAGATGCAACAAATATTTATTAAAAATACTATACTGAGTTTAACAAATAAAATTATACTTTAGAGGCAGTTATGCAACCACAACAAGGTTCGCCAGTATCACTTATCATCATGATTTTAGTTTTGGTGGTAATTTTCTTCATACCTGCGTTGAAAATATCAAAAAAAGCAGGTTTCGATTGGAAAATGGCTGTTTGCTTAACATTACCCGGCCTTAATGTGATCGCGTGGCTGGCCTTGGCATTCATGGACTGGCCTATTCATAAGTATTTGCCTAAAGATGTAAAAAAATAGCCATGCTTGCCAGAGGTATTTATGAATGCTCAAGCTATAATAATAATACTTTTATCGCTAATCGTTTTTAAGCTATACCCGAACCTATGGATTGGGGTGATAGTATCGGCTGGGATCTACATTGCTCTATGTATCGCAAGGGCAATGATTTCTGACGCGAAAAAATCAGCAAACAATTTAATTAAATCTTTTTCCATATCAAAAACAATTGATTACATAATTGGGTTATCTTTTTGTCTTATTGTTTTATTTTCATCCGCTTTCATACCTTCAGGTGTTTTAAATTCGCTCGGAGCGCCATATGAGGTTGGCCATATCGTGTCAACGGTTTGTGTTTTTTCAACTTTACTGCTGTTGTGGTGGCGCGTCCGAAAAAGAAAATAGCCATCCATGGCTTGATTTCACCTGTTTGTCACTTCCTGCGCCGATGTCTGAATGATCGGCGTAATTGCTTCTGAGACGCGACTGATCGCCTTGTCGTAAGCAGTGCTGCCTTTTGGAGTATTGGCTAATCGCAGTAGCGCGTTTCTCATCAGTCGAGACTCATAGGCTCTTCCACTCAATCCAGTAGCGACACCAGCGGCTGCAACCTTAGCCACGGCTGGGTTCATTGCAGAAGTAAGAGCGGTGACAAGCGCGGTTGGGCCAGCAAGCATTTGCCCGGTTAATGGGCTTGCCGCAGCGGTTGCAGCCTGTCTTGTACTGTCTAGATATTTCATCACTCCATCAAGCTGTTTCCCATGTTCGCCACGGAAAAAAGTTGATGCCTGCTTCCTATTTCGGTGCATATCATTAATGAACTTTTCAACACTGATATTCCCTGATGCGTCAGTGGCCTTATCCATTGCATGCTGAACAATGGCACCGCGGGCGTTTTGCCTTCCGTTATCATCAAGCAATCTGTACAACTGGGAACGCTCAGCCGGACTTTGACTGAAAATCAGCCTTGTCATGTCTTCTGGTGTTGTGCTTCCGCTCTGTATCGCTTTCTGAACACGAGTATTGCTCATCATGTCGTTGAATTTAGCCCATGAACGATCAGCGCGAGCCATATTCGCGGCCTCCTGCGGGCCGAGTGTGTTAGCTACGGCTTTCTTCATGTCAGTGGTATACGCGTTGTAAACTGATTGAGCCGCCTTTTCTAATACATCCCTGTCCACTTCATCAGGAGCAGCCATAAACCGCTTGCGTAGGTTAGTACGGTTCTCGCGGGCTAATTGCAGGTTATTTGCTCCGCTAGTTATGTCATCCTTGAACTGCTGGAGAACATTAACCGCCGACCTGTCCTGAGATGCGCCTGGGCGAGTTAATTTAGCTATTTGGTCATCAATGGACTTTACGGTATTAGTGATATCTACCGGAGAATCACCCATAGCATTAATTATGCGCTGATATCTGTCGCCAGCCGCTTTGATGAATTTTTGCTGCCCCTGTGATGCGGATCTGTATAGTTGTGCATCTGAAATACCACCAACGCCATCACTAAATGTCTGAACAAAACCCTCACGGGCCGTCTGTTGATCTCTTCGCATCCCGCCAGTTCCGGCGTATGGGATTCTTTCCGCCAAGGCCCTTGCTTGCTTCCCGATATTAGTCCCCGGCGTAATAACATCAGTGGTCATTAGCGGCAAGTTTCTTTGATCTGCAAACTCAGTTGCAGCCTTTGCCTCTGGCGACATACTGCCTAACGACGATCTGGCGGCGGCGCTGACAGTGTTCTCTATACCCTTCGCAGCACCACCAATGCCAGCGGATAAACCCAGCCGAACTGGGTCAATGCTTTCACCACCTGCTGCCTGCACCATGCCTTGTAGAGCAAGGTCAGTGGCTGCTGATTTACCAGTAGCACCCAGAACTGATACGGCGCGGGCGGCAGGAGTAAGCGCCGCCATGTTTGCAGAAAACGATGTAATGTCCTGCGGAGAAATTCCGGGCTTATTCATGGCATAGTCACCAGATGGAAGGGAGACAATAACGTTCCCTTTCTCATCCTGACTGAGCCTACCTCCCATGCTTTGAAATATTTTCTCTTGCGACGCATCAGAGCCGAACAGTTGAGCCAAGCCAGCACGAAAGGCATTGCCAGTGAACTCGTTAAGTTCCGGCGCATTTCCTACAGGCTGCAAGTCTGTCATCGCTGGCGTCATACGGCTTTCGCCCGTAAAGGCGTCAATAACGCGATCACGAAAACCCTTAGCATCTGCCTCATCATTGGCGCGAGACTGGGAAAGATTAGCACCAAGGCCAGCCAAACCAGCGGCAAGTTGATTGGTTGGTGTTTGAGGATCTTGCGGTTGCTGTTGGGTTTGCGCTGGCATTCCGAAATCTTCTGCTTTCGCCAGCCCACCAGCAATGGCTTTTTGCATCACCTGTTCTTTCGTCGTCCCTTCTGGAACGCCTTGGATAACAGTCCCATTAGGCAGCGTTACATTCATGGTAAATCGCTCCAGTTAACAGCGCCTGATGCCTGCTGTTGTTGTGCTGGTTGTGGTTGCGCGGCTGGTTGTTGTGCCGAACGCCCACCATTTTGATATGATGAGAGTCTTCCTTGTGCCGCCGCCGCTTGTTGCTGCTCAATAGGATTTTGAGCCATGTAACGTTTAGCGGCCTGACCAAGAGACTCCCCTTTTTGCACATCCATCCCCAATATATTCCCGCTATTTCGTGACTGCCCCGGATTGCCATTTGCGCTAACCCACTCGGCCTTAAACTCGTTGAACTGGGATGATTTACGTTCAAGATTAGACATAGCGTCCAGCCAACGGGCGACTACTTCAGGGTTATCCATGTCAGTAGGTGCGCCCATTCGCACAATTTCCACATCTCGATCTGTCGCCGGCCCGGGAGGTAAGAAGCGTAACACCTGGTTGTTAACCAAAGCATTCTGCCTGATTCTCAAGTCGCGCAGCGCGGTGTCAGTACCCGACACTTTTGCAAACATGTTGCTCGCGTTACCAAATAGACCAGTGGTCGGCCTTTCCTGTCGGAATTGCTGAGCTAAGGCACTCATTGAGTCCGCTGAATTGCGGCTCGCGGTGGCGTCATTGATCGACGCATCAATCATTCTGCTCGTGGCGTCAGTGATTTTCGGTGCGCCACTTTTCAGTAGCTCCGCTTTTTCTTGCGCCTGCTGAATGTCGAACGCGAATTTGTTCTGATCTAGTTGTAGGCGGGCCGCTGCGATGTTATGTCCAGTCATACCCGTTGATGCTGCTAATTGAGCATTTGCGCGACTCACGTCCTGACCCCTGCGCGCTGTTTCTGCGGTCAAATCTTGACCTCGCATAGTCACTTCTCTTGATGCCGCCTTATCCTGAACATCAAACTGATCCTTAGCTCCCAGCGTCCCCAACTTGACAGTGCCAAGGAAGTTATTGAATTGCTCCGGTGATTGCGCCCACATCTGCATCAATTGCTGCGGTGTTGTCCCCTTCTGTTGGATTACACCAGCATGACGAACGAGAGCATTAGCCACCGCTTCAGGCCCCATAGATGAAGCCTGTTGCAGGGCGTTAACCGCTTTCTCCGTTGCGTCCACATCCTGAGCGTCACGAAATCCGAGTTGCGCCTGAATGTTTTTAATTTGAGACGGATATTTAATCGCCAGTGCCTGTAACTTTGCTGGGTCATTCATTGCGCCGGGAAGAGCCTGACGCAACTGCTCTTCTTCGCTGAGTTGGCGCTGCATCTGCTGGTTCTGCATCTTTGCGCCAATAACTTGTTGCTGGCCTAGCTGATTCTGAGTCTCCTGTAATGCCTCCCCGCGAAAATCGGGGATCATGCCATAATAATTAATTGGGGAACCCAGCCCCGAAATCCCGCCGAATTGTGCCATCAGAACAATCCTCCACCCATCATTCCGCCGAACATGCCAGTAAATTGGTTGATGTCGCTCGATGCGCCGTTATTGATGCTGCTGTTTGCGCTAGATGCAACTTGCCACGGCAATGCGGCTTTTCCGCCCTTAATCTGCCCCATTTGCTGCTGCAAGCCAGCCATTGTATTCCCCTGGCCAACAGCGAAGTTGCCTAATGCGTTAGCGGATTGCGCCCCCATATTAGTGAGGCCCATTAATTGGGAATACATGGCTTGCTGTTGGTCTGTCATATCAGCGAGATAGTTCTGTCCGAGCGTTGGCGCGATAGATGAGAGCATATTCCCTGTTGCAGTAGAGCCAAGTCCACCCGTCGCCTGAGCACCACGCAACCCTTGATTTCTCGCCTGATCTGCCATCATTTGGAATTCAGGACTGTTGAAATACTCAGAAAGTAACGCCTCGCGGTCGATGGGTTGCCCTGCGATGCCTTGCAATCCTTTCAGTCCCGATTGCCCCGCTTCTTCATAGGGTGACATCCAACTTACAGCACTGTTATATCCAGACTGAGATGCAGCCATTGCTCGATCTTGTGCCGCCACTTGCTGCTTAGCCGCCTTGTTTGCGCCAATGCCTCCAAGCACACCACTTACTGCGCCGCCGATACCGCTAACAACTCCGCCCATAATATTCTCCTGACTCGCGCCACATAATAAAAAAAGGAGCCGAAGCTCCCGATTTGGTGATTAAGTTTTCTGTTGTTCGTCGCCCGAACCCCATCCGTGCGGCGTAATTGCATACGTGAGGCCGGTCAGGGAGAATGATTGCGCGTAGCCGGTGATGCCCAACGATATCCAGTATCGCCGCACCCGCTTTTCTACAATCACGCCATCGTTTGTTATCCATCGCCATGTGAATATCAAAAAAACCGTCTTGCGGGACGAGAGCGAACACACAGCATTCATCCCACACTGCATACTCCGCGCCTGGGTCGTCCCAGTCATCCACACCCCACAGGCGCATCAATCCCTGCCCCGTGAGAGCATCAATCTTTGTTAGCATGGGTAAACCCTAGTTAATCAGTCCGTGCGCCCGCAAGTCATCCTCTAGTGCCTTGATGCGCTGCCTGGCTTGAGTGAGTGCGTCGGATATTTGCTGGATTTGCAGAACATTCAGCATGCCAATCGTCCATGATGTATCCGCGTTGAACGCCCCGCGATATGCCGTACCAGTTGCTGCCGTCCATCCCGTTTGGCGCTGGCCGACAACCTTTGTACCGTTCACTGAATATGACATGGTAACGTTGATAGGGCTGGAAATGCTCTGCGATGCTGTTTCAGATTTGGATACGTAGTCGGCCTGTATCGCATCAATATCTGACTCTGCATTACTCACTCGACCATCAAGCGCGGTTATATCAGCCTGAACATCCACCACTTCATCGATAAGAAAGTTGACATCACTTTGCAACGTGACAATCTGCCCCTCTGCTGTTGTGACGCGAACGGTCAGCAAAGAGATAGCGTTGGTGTTTGCAGTGATTCGGCCTTCGTGGTCAGCTAACGTAGCCTCGGCAGCATCTAACCGCTGTTCGTGGTCTTCCAATATTACATCCTGCTCGTCATTCCTGACCTGAGCATCGTATGCACCGCCAGCCGCTTGGTTCGCTTTGCCTGCAACGTTGGTGAAATCTAGCGCCTGACTAAGCACGTATTGTTGATATGCTGGCGAGAAACCTACGGGGAGTGATACTGCTTTGATGCTGACTGCGCGGACGTGAACAGGCGTTTTTAGTTTGTCATCAGCCACTATTCAATCCTCACCTGTAGCCCTGATAACGTCACCGGGCTTTTGGTAATAATCCTGAACTTGAATCCGATGTTTTTGCGCACACGCCCAACCACCGGCCATATCGCCCGCTGGTCATAGCGGAACGGGGAATTCCACGGCACCATTTGTTCGCGGCCGTAGTTGATGCCGTCAGTAGTGGCAGAGATAAACAGACGTTCAGCGAACTGAGCAACGCCCGTCGATACCTCTAATTCGAGGTCAAACAATCTCGCGCTATCCGCTTTGATGAGTGGGGAGTAAAGCAGGTGCTCCTGCTGCTTGCTGTACTGTGCCGACGATGCAAAATTAAGATGTCCGGTCACCGCCTCTGCCTTGTCGCCGCAAGTGATGGCGCCGCCCTCGTAGATAAAATCAATCCCACGATAGACATCATTGAACAGGTCAGTTTTCAGGATGGCCCATTGTGGCCCGCTCTCACTCACTGACGCATCAAACACCAGTACGTGACGTGGCAGATGGATAATCAGCAGTTCGTGTGAGTCAAAACGCAGTGACTCCATAACGCCCATTGATAGCTCAGCATTGGTGTACTCGCGTAGCGTTTTCTCAACTGTAGCGCTGGCAATCTGTTTAGACTGACCGGAGTCAATCAGATAGACAGACGGCGCTCCCGTCGCAGGGTTGCTGATGATTGCGAATGCATCCATGTACGCACATTTGCAGAACGTCCCAGCAATGCCTTTCGTGACCATGTACGCAGGGTTAGCGATGTATACCGCCTGACCTGCGCCAGTGTTGCCAGTAAGAGAAAAATACTCAATCGTGGTGGTACCAAAACAAACAACCATGTCACGCCATGAACCGACACCAATGATGCCGTCAGGCTGTGATTCTGCTCGGTACTGTGCGCTGTATCGGTCTGGGTACGCCTCATCTTCTAAGTCGGAGATGAAGAACGAATCGGTTCCATCCTTCGACCACACATAGTTACCGCGTGACCAGCAGACATCCCGCGCAGAGCCTAATTCGTATTGTGTGTTACCGCTCGATACGGGCCAGTTAGCAACAGTTTTCACCGTGCCATCGTAGCCATACTGGACAACCTGACCGCCAACAATCACAGCTTGAGAATTGCGACTATGTGCCATCGGGACGCGACCAGATCCAGACACCGAACCAACCACCGACTGACCGCGATACAGACTACCACCGCAAACGCGATAGACGGCATTCTGCGCGGTGTTGAACTGACCACCACGCGATACACCAGCAACGTCAGAGCGCTTGTCTATGCCGGGAAATGAGCGCAAATATCCGTTACTGTTCAGAACCTGCTTTGGTGTCGCCAGCATATTAACCGGAAGAAGGTCTACATAGTCAGCATCGCGGAAGTTTTTACCAACACCCTTAATCAGGGGTAATTGCTGGATCGGCATCTGGTTCCTCTCTGGGGAAATAATGCCAGCCGTTCAGCGTGGCAAAACTGTTGCCGCTGCCAATCGGCATCCGGCTGGGGTAAGGCGCTCGTTTTGCACGCTCAATCGCAGTCTGCTTATAGAGCAATTCCTTGCCGTATTTAGCAGTTGCGATGATTTTCGCGGTGGCTTCTAGTGAGTAATCAGGAGCAATTCGGCAAGCCAGATTGTGAAAAACGGCGCTAACGGCGCTTGATCGCAATCCGTGGTCATCGCCTTCTGCTGGCAGATTATCCATGTCGGCGAACTCATAGCCGGTGATAATGCCTTTACCGTCCTGATACCATTCCGCCATCATTGTTTCGAGGTCGTCAACGCCGTCCTGCATTGACTGCGGTTCAACGTCGGTGAGCGTGGCATCCGAAGCGACGCCGAGCTTTCGCAGCGCCGCCCGGACAATGTCGCCTTTAGTCGCTATCAGCATCATCTTCCGCCTTAGGCTTCGGCCCCGGCTTTTTACGTGGTTTCACTTCTGGCTCTGGCTCTGGCTCTGGCTCTGGCTCTGGCTCTGGCTCTGGCTCTGCAAGAGAGTTCACCAGATCATCTGGGTGCGCAAACCAGCCAGCATCGAGATATTCCTGCAAATCTTCTTCCGGGATGATCTCGAAGTCGTAGCCCACGCCCTTCCACTTGCTCGTGTCGCCCTGGCGATACACCATCTGTGTCATGTTCTGCTCCAGAATAAACAAAGGGGCCGAAGCCCCTTCTGGTTATGCCTGATTTGCCAGGCCGACGCCGATCGCTTCTGGTCGCACCGCTGTTGGTGCATACCACAGTGCAATGCGGCACTTACCGGTCAGCGTGCTGATGTCGCCTTGGTAGGCCACAACGCCGTTAATCCCAACGTTAGGAATTGCGAAGCTCTGGGTTTTCATGCCAGAGAACAGCTCGTGGTTGATCGGGATTGGCTGAGACACCAGGCGGATAGAGTCATCAGCCCAGAACACGTTTGACTGTGCGGTTGTGGTGTTCAGGACGTTCACAACCATGGCGTTAGCCAGGGAGGTGTTAACGTTGGCGTAAGCCCTTTCTTCCGGAAGTAGTGCCGTATCATCCAAGGCCACCGGCTTAGGTGTGATAGTCACTTGCGCACCGTTCACAGCAACGACTGAGAAAGTAGCGTCCTGAGTCAGTACGTTCTTCGCCATCTGCGCCAGGAACTTGACGCCGGTGAAGGAGATTTTATCGCCACGCTTCAGGCCAGTGCCGGAACTCAGCGTTACCACTGCGGTACGGTTGTCCACGTTTTCACGGTTGCCATCGGTATCAGCAACCCACGCCTGCGGCTTGAACTTCTGCGCACCAGCCACAGTGATGCCGGTTGCCATTGAAGCTGGCAGCGTTGGCATTTTCGGAGATCGGAGCACGTCGTTAAATCCTGCCACCTGGCGCTGGATGGTACCTGACTTGTAGGCTTCTTCTGGAATGCGGCCGAAGAAGTCTTTGCCGGTCAAATCCTGCCCCGCACCACGATAGTCGGTCGGGTTGAAGAAGTAAGACAGGCCAGAACTACGGTTCAGTTCACGAGAGAAGATCAGCGCCTCTGCTTCTGAGATGAAATCCCAGCCAGTGGTTGCGGAGCCGATCGGGTCTGAACTGGTAACAACCAGGGAGCCCATCTCAACAGCCTGTTTGGCGATCGAGGTTTCCACGTTGTTAGCCAGCTTCTGGCCAGATGCCTGGATACGGCGACGCAGCGAACGCTCATCACGCAGGTCATCGGCGCGAAGTGTGAAGAAGTCGTTATCCGGGACACCCATGTTGCACTTGACGGACAACTCAAGGATGCCGGTAGCCTGCCCGGTCAAATCCCAACCCTGCTGCGTAGGTGCTTCTTGCTCCAGCGGCATCCACACGGTGTTTTGTGAGCGCTGCATGTCACCGGCTGGCGGGGTGTACTTGCCAACGCGCTGAGCCATTGGCGTGAGGTTTTCCACGGTCTCGATAATCTCATCGACCATGTAGGTGATTACTTGACCTTCGTTAAGAGCCATTATTTGATTCCTTTAATCTGATTTTTAATCTTACGGTAAGTCTCCGTGTCGCCCTTTTTCGCAGCCTCTTCCATCTTCTTCTGGAGAGAAGCCACGTTTGCCGCAGTGACTGAGCCATTGATAGGCTCATCAACCGCAGGTGCGCCGGATACTTGCTTGCCGCGAGGTTTGAGAGTTAAACGTTCTGATAGCCGAGTGAGTTCAATCAGCGCTTGCTGCCCGTTCATAGCCAGGAGGCCACGAACTTTCTCTGGGTTTGAGCCCAGGTGGTAAATGAGCGCGGCGGATTTCTCAGGGAAAAGCGCCATGATGTCGGCACCAACTTGCGGTGGCACCAACTGCATGAATGCGTCCTCTTTATCCTGGAAGTCAGGGATATTGAGTTTTTCCGCCGCGTCATAATGTTTGCGGGCTGCATCGGCGTAATGCGCTGACTGCTGGGTGTACTCCTGAATCTTGCGGCCTTGTTCTGCTACGCCATTGCTGCGAGCGTCCATAGCCTTGACCTGCCAATCACTGTTGGCGGCGCTGAATGCGGCCAGGGCGCGAGATTGGTCATAGTCGTACTTAGCCAGCGCCTCATCCGAGAGGAAGTCGTTAACGTCTGGCTGCTTCGGTAATTCAGGGGTAACCCGTAGGTTCTCCGGCACCTCGCCACGCTTTACAGATTCCATCTGTTGCTCAAGCTCACGTTGACGCTTGCGCTCCAGACGTTTCGCTGCAAATTGCGCGTTGGTTGCCGGGTCTTGTTTCGGTTTCTCATCGCCACTCAGGACAATCTCGAAGCCCTCTTCCTGCCCTTCACCAGAGTTGGCATTAACATCTGGCTGATTAACTACAGGTGCCGCCTGTTGGGTAACGGGCAGGGATTGTTCTTCAGTTGCCTGAATTTCGGTGGTTGGGTTCATGTCTAGCTCTCTCTTATTGAGGAATCTCGGCTGCTCTGCCGGAAGGTTGCATTGCTTGCTGCATGAGACCGGTTAAGTCCATGCGCTTTGAGTGGAGTTGCTCTTGCCCCTTGAGGACAAGCTCAGCGTCAGCGCGGGCCGCGTCGCCCTGCTTATTCTGGAAGTCGCCAAGCAACTTGAGTGCGTTGATGACGTCTTGTTTCTTGGTGCTGTCAGCAGAAGCGAGGATTTCAACAACTCTCGCCGCTGCCACTTGTGCATCAGATTGTGCTTTGAATGCATCAACCTGAATGCGGGCCTGGTCGTTCTGGGCTTTCTGCAGATCGGCTTGGCCGGTAAGCAGAACACCTTGTGCCTGAACCATTTCGGCGCTTGGCTCTTGCGGTTGCTGCTGCGCCTGCTGCACCATCTCGATTTCTTCAGGTGTTTCTGGTTTCTTGAGGCCCATTGTGACGAGTTGCTTGTTGGCATACTCGCGCATGATCTCCACACCCTTACCGTCCAGCAGTGTGAAGTATTGCAGCATGAGCATTTGGAACTCAGGAGTGCCTTGAGGAACCTTGGCGAGCAGCTCAAGGATCTCCGCTCGGTTCTGGCTCTTCATACTCTGGAATGACGGGCCAACATCGGTATAGGTTTCATACCGGCCACGCACATCGTTAAGCACAACTGACTGCCCAGTCTGGTAGTCGATAACCTCGGACATCAGTTGCACATCTTTCTCGCTGCCGTCCGGTAGCGTGGTCATAACAGTTCGGGGAACGTCGTAGATATCGTTAACCATGGATGCGTAGATTTGCCCATCCCGCCGCATAGCAGTGGCCAGGTTGTCCTGGAACACATAGGTCGATAGGTCGGCCCGCATGTTCAGCTGGTTGACCGTGTCGAATGCCACTTGACCATTAGCTGCGTCAGAATCAACGCCAAGCTGCGATACCTCTTTCACTGCGTTAGTGGCCGCCTCCAGCATGTATGCGCTGGCCTGCGATACTTCCGGGTTCTCCATGTAGGCGATAGGTTGCGCGGGGAGGTCGCCGCTGTTTTCGTCAGTGCGGTTTACCAGGTAATACGGGTAATCGTCCGTGCCGCTATACATATGCTCGTAACCGGCGATTTGCTCCGGCCAGAAGAAAGGCTTCTTCTTCGGCGTTCTGGCTACCGTATCGGCGTTGAAACTCATGATCATATTGCGCAGGCGCTGACCGTCTTTCGTCAGCCTGACAACGCCCTCATACACTTCTTTGTCACCAGCAAATCCCCACTCTCCATACACCGGCACGATTGGCAGGTGCTCACCGGCTATCAGTTCGCGCGATTTGAGGATTGCCGAGCTGGTGAGGATCGTCTTGTAGACCCGGCAGCGCTTAACCTTGCGCTCACCGACCTTGACCATGCCGGACTCTGCCAGTTCGTCAATCACATCAGCAATGTCGCGTTTGAAGTAACTGACAGGCTCACCACCAAGAGGATCTTGATAGATGAATACTGTCTCTTTCTTCTCTTCGACCTCGTAGAACTCACCAACGTAAACGACATCTTTGTTCAGCCAGGGGAATAACCAGTTACTGTCCGGGCTCTGGAAGTCGGGGATGTTTTCAGCGTCAAAGCCATAGTCAGCAGCGAACGATTCCCAGCCTGCAATGCTCAATGGCTGGATGACTGTCACATGCTTGGCGTCAGACTTGTCCATCAGCTTGCTGTTGCTATCCCAGATGACGTGTGATGACGCCTCGTGAATGGGAATACGGCGGATCACCTGGTTGTTGCTGGTCGGGTCTTGGTCTTCGTGCTCGGTAACAATGCGCCAGGCACCGTAACCGGCTTCTATCTGCTCACGCACCGCGATGTTAACGGCTATCTTCGCTGAGTTGTGCCGCATGTCGGTTCGATACATGCCCATGAGCGTATCAGCCGAGTCAGGCTTAGCACCGTCCTTTGGTCGATACAGGACGTCAATCGGGTTCTGCCGCATTTCTGCGACGAGCTTTCGCACTACCGGGCGGACTACATCGAACTGGCCTCGGTATTGCAGCGTTGTGTATTGGTTCAGCCAGTCGTCCCACTGAGATAGGCGCGAAAAGAATAAATCATTCTTCGCTTCCGTCCTCGCCTCATCACTGGCAGTCCAGTCTGCGTCAAACTTGCACAGAATGCTCTCCAGCCTGTTTTCGTTATCAGCCATTATCTTCCTCGGGAAACTGGTTTAATCGGTGCGGGGATTTTCTTTTCTTTGACTATCCCGATGTCGCCATAGCGTTTGGCAAAGCGGCGCATCATGTATGCGTATCGAGTGGCATCCAACAGGTCATCACGCGTCTTAACGATGCGCCCGCGGTCATCACGGTGGTAGAAGTTGAACTCTTCGAACCAGTCACGCAGGCCAGAAAACACCTTGAATCGTCCGGTGCTCATCAGGTCATGCAACTCGAATAAGCCAGGCTCAACAGAGCGCGAACCATCTGGCCATTGCGCGGCATCTGGCAGCATCTGAAAGCCAGCATCTTTGTAATATTCACGCTGCTGTAACCCACTGCCCTTCTCGGTTTGCAATCCATCCTGAGGCCATGCAGTAGGAACCTTGTTGGCCCATGCTTTGGTTGCCCCCCACGCTTCGGCGGGTGATGTCTTGCTGGCTTTCCATGCCTTGGTGACGTAGAAGGTTTCTGTTTCCATGTCGATAGCTAACTGAACGCGGCTTTGTGGGTGGTCCCAGCCGAAGTCCATTCCGTCGATAACCATGTAATGCTTCGGTATCGGGAATGGTTCGCAGGTGATCGTGTCTTCGCTGAAATCGAATATGCGACCGTGACCAAGCATTGGGATACCCTTTGTGCGCATGTCGCGCTGATGTGGCGGATATGATTCGAGAAGCGACTTCTTTGTTTCTTCTGTCAGGTGCGGAGCGTCATCCCACCCAACATTCATGCAAAATTGAGAATCGGCAGGCGTGTCGAGTAGTTGAATAACCAACTCAGTGCGCCCGTTCTCCGGCGTAAACGTCAGGATGCCACGGCCGCCACGACCTTGATCGCCTGTTGCGGTACGCGTCAGAACCTGCGGGTAAATTGTCTGGTCTTCTGGCTCTTCGTCAATGTGAAACCAGTCGATATCATCACCCATCAACGCATGCTGACCCTGCGTGTATGACCAGAACTGTATCTTGCTCAGGTCTCCGCTGCTGTGCTTGATGTAAGCAGAGCGGACGGCATTTGGCGTGCCTGTCATTGGCTCAGTAGCGACAATGCGATCAGGTGGTATCAGGCCGCCAGTAAACTCACCGTTCACCTTCTTGCCGATGATTGCGGCTTGAAGTAGGTCGCGGCACTTTTCGCCAGAGTAACCAAGGCACCACATTAGCGGAGCGTGAGAGAACCGGTGCCCCTCCCATCCTTCTGGGTACTCACCAAGCAAGTGGATTGCGTCGATATATGTTGCTGTATCCGTCTTGCCGACACGGTTAGCTGCGATTAGTGCGCACTGCCTATATTCGGCGGTGGATGCGATGAATTTACGCTGCCAAGCGTAGCGGGTGTCATAATATTTCCGGTATCGATAAACGTGCTTGCGGCGTTGTTTTTCTTCCAGCAGCCTCAATAGCTCAATCTTCTGCTCCCGATCCAGATTGCGCATTGGTTAACTCCTGCAAGCGTCGGTCTAATTCATCATCGGTGAGGTCGGTTATCGTTATCTTTTGTTCGTGCTGTATGCGGTCACCGTAACGGCGAGGTGCAACTTTTGCCGTGTACCATTTACGGGCATCAACCTGTAACTTTGCCTTCGCCACCGCCGCGCCATCTTCTATCGCAGAGTCAGCGATATTCATCACATCCTCAGCCAATATCTCGGCCTGAATTTCTCTCGCGCGCGCGTATTGTTCGTTAAACTCTTCGTGCCTGTGTAGCCACGCCATGACAGTAGCGATGTGAGGCATGCCTTGGCGCTTACATATTGCTCGCAGGCTTTCACCTTGCATTAGCAATTTGCAGATATCCTCAGCCACCTCCGGCATGTAATCGGACGGGCGGCCAATTTTCTTTTTCTCGGTCGCCATAGTTACCCCCTCAGAACAGTGTCAGCGCTTCTTTAGCGTCCTGAATGGCTTTGAATGTGCGCGCTACAACCTCGCGTTCAGTCGTTGCCAGCTTGTATTGGTCTTTGAACAGTTCAAGTTTCAGAAGGTCATCACCGACAAATTCAATTGCCGCTTGTGCTGCTGCCGTATCGTTCATAACGAGTCGCAGGAGTTCGAGACGAGTTGATTGCTGTGCTGTGAGTGATGGCTGGATATTTGATGAAGCGCCTATGCTTCCGCTTGTTGATTCGGTCATTCTGTTTGCTCCCGTCAATATTGCGTTTCGGATGAAATGTCGCTAACTCCATCCAGCAATTGCTGAACGATGTATTTTTGTCTCTCTAATGCGCCAATAGTCTGAATGTAATTGTTTGTGACGTGACGTCCATAAACCAAATCACCAGAGCTAGTAATGGCGACAAAACAGATAGTCTCTATGTCTTCTTCGTCAACTTTCTCAATCATGTCTGAGAGAATCTGTTTAACGATCTGTTTGCTTTCTTCAATGCGTGGGTCAGTATCATTAACCACACGAAACGGATTATCTTTAGCCATAACAGAACAATCCTCTGAATAATGGTTATCCGCCCGATGGGGCGATACTGTGTTCATGCTGAAATATTGAGCACTCTCGGGAGAATGCTCTGGATTTCGTCATGCTACGGGTTCAGCCAGCCAATCTTCGGCAAACAAATCACTCTGCGACGGCACCCAACCCGGCTGCATGTGGCCTTGAGCATTTTTCAGGTCGAGATGTGGCTGAATGGTGAATTCACCAGTGATACCCGCCTTTGCATAATCAGAGCCTGGTCGCGCTTCACTTACCGTGTAGCCACCTGCTTTAATCACAAATTGGCCTTTCCCGTTCCAGCCCTCGCGGTAAATCTTCGCGCCGCTCTTAACGGCTTCCAGTGCTTGTCCGAAATTCATCATTCCACCTTTAGTTAATGTTGGTTTATTCGCAGCATTGCCGCGTCTCTCGACGTTGCGCCGCCACTTACGGCTTACCCGTCAGCAAGATTGAATCACCATCCTTACGGGGTTACACAATCTGTCACGCTTCTTGCGGTTTAGCCCGCTCGTCCCACTGCTCGCGGAATTTTACAGGGTTACCTGAGCCTTCTAATGACATGGTTTTATCCTCCTGGTTATTTCAAGCACTGCTCACGGACGTATCGTGAGGGATTTGTGATATTAATCATAAAAAACATCTTGTACCGAATTTCGGTACAATGTATTATTGTTTTCAGGGAGGGGGATTAGCCAACTCCAACAGCCAGGGGCTACACAATGAGCAAATCAGAACTTTTCAGTAACGACGATAGAATTGAGCTATTTGAAACCCTCGTCAGTACGATGTACGGTAAAAACTGGAAATCAGAAATTGCCCGCGTTTCAGACATTAACGATAGAACCATACGTCAATGGGCTGCCGGAGAGCGCCCAATTCCAGATATGTTTTTACGCGGACTGCTGTCTGAGTGCGTGCGCCACATAAATTCTGTGCAGTCCGCATTAAATACAGCGGCACGGGAATTAAATCGCTATATGCCAGAAATGAAAATAATCTACATCCCCAGAAAATTTAGTGTGAGCACATGCATAGACGAGCACAAAATAGATTGGTTCGACGTTCTTGGTGAGCGCATTGGTTTGATTGATGGTAGGGCAGTTGACAAAAACGGTTTTGACTATGCTCATGACGAAACGCTAGTAGTTCCCAGATTCACTATTGACGCTCTTATTGCAGCGAAGAATGATTATTTCGACAAAAACGATCATCCAGGGGCGCTCTAATGTCAGCAGAACTAACAGTAAATCTAAAACTCATCGCTAGCGCACTCAATCTAACTCGTCACGATATTGCTGAAATCGTTACTATTGGCGGAATTAAAACATCAGCATCCCGCGCTGATTCGTGGCTACGCTCGAAATCAGCAACTAAAAACGCATCCGGTAATTCAGAAAATTCAGGTGAGAGAATTAACAGAACTGGAACTATCAGTAGTGATGAGTTCCGCGCTTTTTGTGTCGGACTCAAGCCGTGGATTGACAGCAGTCCTACAGAGTTGTAG